CAAAGTCCTCACACTTTAATATTGGGAAGATATACGAGCAGATAGCTCATAATGAAGAGATATATCCATCACCTGTGATACGTGGTAACTTCATGTGGAAGGGTGGTGTACAAGACAGCGAGGTGGTTTGGTCGCCAGACAAGAACGGAAAGTGGCGGGTCTCGTGGCTACCACCTGCTGAATTACGGAATAAGAAGACTTCCAAGTATGGGAAGTGGCATCCAGGAAACGCCCTGCTAGGTGTAGGTGGAGTGGATAGCTACGACATTGATAAGACAGTAGATGGGCGAGGCTCTAAGGGGGCGTGTCACTTCTACAATAAGTTTAGTGTGGAATATCCATCTAACATCTTTGTGGCGGAGTATGCCGAGCGCCCACCACTAGCAAGAATCTTCTACGAGGACATCTTAATGGCTTCCATCTTCTATGGATACCCATTGCTTATAGAGAACAACAAGTACGGAATTGTGCGATACTTTGAAGCACGAGGATACGATGAATACGTGATGGATAGACCTGAACACCTTACACCCCCAGGGTCATCCCACAATGTTAAGACCAAGGGTATCCCCTCTAACAGTAAAGATGTCATCCAAGCTCACGCCCAAGCAATTGAGGCGTATGTACACGAAAAAGTGGGTCTCAACAACGAAACAGGTGATTATGGACGCATGTATTTTAATCGTACTTTAGAAGATTGGATTGGATTTAATATAGACGACCGTACTAAATTTGATATGACGATATCTTCGGGATTGGCGTTGCTAGCCTCTCAAAGGGTTGTCAAGGAAGTTAAGAAGAGTGACCTCAGCGATAAGGTCTTTTTTAGACGTTATAAGGCTAGAGAGTTATAAATAATTAGCTACCAGGTATTTAGTATATTTGCATAATTGTGGGTTTACCAATATACTAGATATGTCAAGTACAAAAAACTACGGAACATTCCCCGATCCGTTAGCGCCATACGTAGATAAGGCGTCTAAATCATACGGATTAAAGTACGCTCGTGCTATCATGAGCCAGTGGGGTTCTTCCAATGAGACCAGTTCCCTCTATAGCCGTAGGTTGAAAGAATTCAATACCAACCGAGACTATGCCAACGGAACGCAGGATACCTCAAAATATAAACAAGTATTAAACTCCCTAGACCCCAACAATGGGGATGGGACACTCTTAAACATTGATTGGTCTCCAGTACCGATTATCCCTAAGTTTGTAAAGATTGTCGTTAACAAGATTCTCTCTCGTGAACCTTACCCTAACCTTGAGGCGGTAGACCCACTATCTCTGACCGAAAAGGAACGTAAGAAAGCGGAAGTGCAAGCAGGCGTTGAGAACCGTGAGTTCTTCAATAAGATGAAGGAAGCGGGTCTTAACCCAGGAATTGACGTAGATAAGTTGCCCGACAGCCCTGAGGAAGCGGAAATCTTCCTAGACACCAACATCAAGGTAGCCTCAGAAATCGCTGCACAAATTGCTACGAACCTCACCTTACAGTGGAATGACTTCCCTGAAAGAATCTATCGTAGAGCGGTAGAGGACTTGGTGAGCATTGGTATGGCGGTAGTTAAGCGTGATAACGACCCTAACTACGGCATCACTACCAAGTACGTTGATCCTGAATACTTCATCCACTCGGAGACTGAAGATGCTACGATGTCCGACCTCAAGTATGCAGGACACATCCAACGCATGACCATTGAGGAACTCAAGCGTATGTCTCGTGGTCAGTTTGAGGAAGAGCAGTACGAGGAGATGGCACGACAAGTAAGTAACCGCTACCAAAACAACCCTAGTAAGTTTGGTAACAGCTACTACGACAAGACCCTACAAAAGACAGTATTCGGATACGATGAATACGTAGTTGAGGTTTTAGACTTTGAGTTCATGTCTGTTGACTGCCTATACTTTGAAGAGAAGGAGTCACGCTTTGGTAACGTAGGTTTCTACTACAAAGGACAAGACGAGCCTAACATGCCTAGCGGTAGCGTATTTGAGCGTAAGCCCCACAAGATGGAGCATGCCACAGTATATGGTGGTAAGTTTGTTATTGGTACTAAGTTCCTATTTGACTATGGGTTGAAGAAGAACCTACCACGTAACATCCACGACATTACTCGCACGAAGATGTCATACAGCGTTATTGCTACGAACATCCGTAGAATGATGCCTAAGTCTATGGTGTCAAGCATCAAGCAGTATGCGGATATGATGCAGTTAGCACACCTCAAGCTACAGCAGTCTATTGCTAAAGCAAAACCCGATGGTCTCATTATAGACATTGAAGGTTTGGAGAATGTACAACTTGGACGTGGTGGTGAACTACAACCACTAGAACTTCAAGATATCTACGAACAAACGGGTGTATTCTATTACCGCTCTAAAAACCCTGAAGGTGGATTCCAAAACCCACCAGTAAGAGAGATTGGTAATGCTATCCGTAACATCCAAGAACTCATTGCTCTCTACAATCAATACCTCAACATGATCCGTGATACGACAGGATTGAATGAGGTAGTAGACGGCTCAACACCTAAAGGTGAAGCGCTCGTAGGCGTTAGACAACAAGCAATATCAGCTTCTAATAACGCCATCTACGACATCACCTATGCATCACAAGTTCTCTACAAACGTGTTTGTGAGGATATTGTCAAGTGTCTTCAGGTGCTATCGCCAGACTCAGTACTCTACAAGGTATATGAGAAAGCGGTGGGTGAGACCAACATGAGTATATTGTCTTCATTCAAGGACTTGCCTATGTACAACTTCGGTGTACGTGTGGTAACAAACATGAACGATGAGGATAGAATGTACTTGGAGCAAAACATTCAGCAGTCCATCGCTCAAGGAGAGTTGGACATTGAGGACGCTATGGCTATCCGTAGATTGAAAGATGTAGATCAAGCGGAGCGTTTGTTAGTGGTACGTAGAAAGAAACGTATCAAGCAACGTCAAGAGATAGCACAGCAAAACTCTCAAATGCAGGCTCAAGCGAATCAGCAAACGGCACAAGTAACAGCACAACTAGAAGCACAAAAGATGCAACTAGAAGCGCAGCTTGAAGCTCAAAAAGCACAGATTGAAGCTCAAGTAAAAGCTCAACTGCTAGAGGTGGAGTATGGATATAAGATGGAGTTGGAGAAGATTAAGTCTCAAACTCGTGATACTAACCTTGAGCGTCAGTATGGATTCCAACAACAAGCGGAAGACAAACGTGAAAAAGCTAAAGATGATCGCATCAAAAAGCAAGCAGTAGAGCAGTCTAAACTAGTCTCTCAACGTCAAGGTAAGCGTGGCGAACTGACAGAGGAGCAGAGCGAGGACTTGATGTCTCAACTATTTGGTAATCAATGATTTAGTACCTTTGCAACATGGCAACACAAATAAATCTAGACAATTCAACAAGAGTAGATATTACCTGTCGTAAAGGTGATACATTTAGGCTTGAGTTTACATTTACGGATGAAAACAATCAAGCTATAGATATATCATCATATACATGGAAAATGGATGTAAAGGAAACAGATACATCGTCTTCTGATATTATAGCTGACGATAGTTTTACATACAGTGGAACAGCTGAAGGTGTATTAACAATTACAGCGACCTCGTCAGTAATGTCTGGAATTGAAGGTGGTATCTATGTTTATGATTTACAGTCTACAAATTCAGGTACTGTAAGTACTTGGGTGTACGGAATATTCAAGGTTAACGAAGATATAAGTGAGTAACAATATTCAAATAAAAAGTGGTGACTCTGTAAATGTAAGCACGTCTACCACTGCACCGATATCTGTTAAACCAGTATCTAAATCAACAAGCATTAGTGTTGCTGGATTTAGTGCTGCATTAGCAGATAAAAACTATGTGCATTCGCAATCAAGCGCAAGTGCTACATGGACAATTACTCACAACTTAAACAAAAGACCATCTGTATCTGTGGTTGATTCCGCAGGTACTCAAATTATATGCGAGGTTTACTATGACTCTGATAATCAGGTAACTCTGACTTTTGATGACTCAACTGCTGGACAAGCGTATTTGAATTAGTATTAAATTTGTAACAAACAAAAAAATAGATCATGGCATTAAAAATAGTATCGGGGTTATCCGCAACCAGTATATCCCTATCGTCATATCTGGATCTTGCGAAGAACGAGCTTCGTAATGCCCAGATTCAAAATTTATCAACTACGCAAATCAATGCAATTGCTAGTCCTGTACAGGGTCAGTTTGTATATGATAGCACGTTAGACAAGTTAAAAGTATACGATGGTGAGGCATGGACGCTAGTAGGTGCTGCTGCCGATGAAACCACTATCACTCTTTCAAGTAACACGCTTACCATCAAGGATGGTGGTGTTAGTTCAGCTAAACTTGCATCAAGTGCAGTTACTTCAGCAAAGATTGCTACTGGAGCTGTAACCAACGCAAAGCTTGGTGCTGATGCCGTTACTGGTGCTAAAATCGCAGACGATGCCATTGATAGCGAACACTATGTAGACGGTTCTATTGATACAGCACACCTTGCTGATGACGCTGTTACTGGAGATAAAATTGCTGCTCTTACAGTTGCTACTGGAAATATCGCAGCTGATGCGGTTACCTCTGCTAAAATTGCTGATGGGGCTGTAGGTACAGCTAAACTAGCTGACGGTGGTATTAGCACTGTTAAGATTGGTGACTCTCAAGTTACTACTGATAAACTAGCTACTGATGCAGTAACCAAAGCAAAGATTGCCGACAACTCGGTGGACATCGCACGATTAGATGTTACTGACGGTACTAGTGGTCAAATATTGAGTACAAATGGTGCTGGTGTTCTTTCTTTTGTTAGTCAAATAGATGAAGACGTTACTGCACCAAACCTTGCTCTTCGTCTTTCTGAAATTGACACTACTCATACTCAAAGTGTAGATAGCACCGATGTACTTAAAATTGGTGATTCAACAAATACGCCAGACGTACAAGTACTTGGTAGCTTTATTATTGACGGCAACCTTACAGTTGGTGGTACTACCACTACAGTAAACTCTACTACGATTACTGTTGATGATCCAGTATTTACTCTTGGTGGTGACACTGCTCCATCATCTGATGATAACAAAGACCGTGGTATTGAATTCCGTTACCACAACGGAACTGCTGCAAAAATAGGTTTCTTTGGTTACGATGATTCAGAGCGTGTATTTACATTCTTCTCTGACGCTACGAATACTTCTGAAGTATTTAGTGGTACTCTAGGTGATGCTAAATTTGGTGGTTTAACTGCTGGTCAAGCTGTATTTACCAATTTACGCCTTGGTGGTGTAGATGTTACAGCTACTGCGGCAGAACTTAACATCCTTGACGGTGTAACAGCAACAGCTACGGAACTCAACATTCTTGATGGCGTTACTGCTACCGCTGCTGAAATCAACACACTTGACGGATTTACCGGTACTGTCGCTGACCTTAACTACGCTAAAGCTCTTAATGCGACTGGTGTTACTGCCGCAGAGTTTAACGTACTAGACGGAATCACAGCTACCACAACAGAGCTTAACAAGCTAGATGGCTTCACTGGGGTTGCAGCAGATTTGAATTATGCTAAAGACCTTCGTGCTACTGGTGTAACAGCAAGTGAATTTGATACCCTTGACGGTATTACCGCTAGCACTGCGGAGTTGAACAAGATGGATGGTGTTACAATGACCACTGGTCAAATCAACTCTATCACTTCTCGTGCTGGTCGCTATGTACACACAGAGAGTTCACACGGTGGTGGAGAGCTTCAAATTCCATATTCAACACACGGATTGACTTTCCCATTCCATGTAACAATTTTAGATGGAGATGGAAATATGTTGTTAGCTGAAGTAGTACAAACAGAAAATTCGGACTTGATTACAATTCAAGATCTTCCAAGTGGAGCATTGACTGTTCATATCACAGGAGGCTTGGGTTAATAAGACAATCTTATAAAATAACCTAGGGGGGTGTAGTGTAAACTGCACCCCTCTTTTTTTTATCTTTGTCAGTACATAAAATCCTCATAATGATATTAACTGTAAATTACAACAAGTCAACAGGTGAAATCACTTTGTCTTCAGATATTGATGAAATATTATCAGAAGTAAACACAGGTTCGGTTGAGGACGATTCTAGTAATCTGTTTTTTGAGGTTGCTATTGACACCACTCAATATGAAGATGTTAATAGTTACACAGAGGAAGAGATAATAACAGAAGAATAATATGGCTGCACTATCTTCATCACAAAGCGGTAATTTTAATTCCGCATCTACTTGGGGAGGTACAGCACCTTCTGATGGTGATACCTTTACAATAAACCGTGGTCACAAGGTTACGGTAAACTCTGATTTACGTCCAACAAATGGCTATGGAAATATTGCAGTTTATGGAAACTTGCATTTTGACACAAACGCTAAATTTAGACTAAATGGTCGTATTACTGTTTACGGTCAAAACTCTTCAACTTACACGGATAAAAAACAGTTTGTAGAGGGAGATGCTACCACTGGGTGTTTATTTTCTTGTACTGGTAATAACATCGTATTAGAGGTTAGGGGAACTAATGCTGACCAACACGGAGTATGGGTGGAAACTCAAAGGTTTGCGTCTCTAAAAATAGATGGAGACGATAAAAAAACCACAACGTTATTAAGCTCAGATCATGCTCCTGGAGCTGTATATCTTTCAGTTAATGACGTTACAGGTTTTGCTACTGGAGATTGGTTGGCTGTATTTAAAGATGGTAATGAAGACATAAGAGTAAACTCGGACGAAGGTTTTTGGGTTCATGATGTTGATACTGCAAACAACAGACTATA